TCTGTACCGTCAACTACCCAGAGATGTGTACACCCTAGTATAGAAAATGTTCAATATACTAAACAATTAGGGACAGATCAACTGTGTTCATAAAGTTACACAAACTGTTACTTTCCATACACTTCTATGTGTACAGTGTTTGAAACATTTGTAGTAGTTACGCTTAAACAAGAACTATTCTCATTGAAATTTCATGCAACTTATAAGTATCTATCAAGAAACATCTTGATAGCTATAGGTTTATAAACACCCCCATATGGACCATTTGCTAAATAGCTAACATATCTTGTTATCCCCTACAGAAAAAGCTTGACATTAGTTTCAATATGTGTAAAACTACCCGTACCTGCACCATGTATGCTCTATGCATACAGGCGATACGAAGAAAAAGTATAGGCTACCTTCCGGCTACAGGTAAAGAAACGAGCTTGCAATCGGCTGCTGAAGAGAAAAGACTCGGAGAGGGAAACACTGGTGCATCATTGTTTCTCTTGCTCTGAATACTGGCAGTGATGACACCTTACACTGACCAGACTAGACTTGATGTGGGTACTTGTTAAAAGCTGTTGCTAAAAGGGTGGGCTAACAACAGCCATAGATGAACACATCCCTTATGGGCTTTCTAGGTGTATGTTCTAGATATTAGGTATAGTTGGTTGTATTTCACTATGTGATATAAACAGTCAACAACACTTATAGACATACATTGGGATAGGTTGTTATGATCTGCTATAAATGCTGACATACCACCTTAGCCAGACTATGCCTGAAAGTATGTTAGCATGAGGCATTATGAATTTATACACAAGACAACAATTAGAGGATAGAGGGCTTACTAACAGCTATCCCTATAGTATGTTTACTCAGGCTTCGTTAGCTCTACACAGGGGATATGTAGATAAGCTACATTTGTTTCACAGTGATGTTTATTATGTTAGAACAGCGCTGGAGAAAAACACAGGATATGTCTTTCCATTAGACAAAGTTGAGAGGCTATGAGAGCTGAGGGATGGAAAGAACACAGACACCTACCTAGAAAGAACAAGAATGATCAAAAGAGGCAGTGAAGAGTTTTCAGGGTATAACAAGCCTAAGGCTACGCCTAAGCATCCTACGAAGAGTCATGCTGTGTTAGCCAAAGAGGGTGACACAGTGAAGCTAATTAGGTTTGGACAGCAGGGTGTTAGTGGTGCTGGCTCTAGTCCTTCTACACCGAAGGAGAAAGCTAGACAAAAGAGTTTCAAAGCTAGACATGCTGAGAACATTAATAAAGGTAAGATGTCTGCTGCTTATTGGGCAGACAAGGTTAAGTGGTAACTAAAAGGAGAAACTATGGCTACCGATGCAGAGAAAGTTAAGATGTACCGTGAGAAGGCTAAGGACGCTTCCATTCCTCAAGAGGTGAGAAACACCTATTTGGATAGAGCAAATGAGTTGGAGCGTAAGGCTTTTGAAGAAACAAAGAAAGCTCCTACCACTCCTCCTACTAAGTTGGCTAAGGGCGGCATGGCTAAGAAGACTCCAGCTAAAACTCCAGCCAAGGCTCCTGCTAAAGGTGGTAAGCCTATGGTTGCAATCATGGTTGGTATGGCTAAGCCAAAAGGTAAGACCATGATGAACAAAGGCGGCATGGCTAAAAAAGGTAAGTGCTAATGGCTACTAAAAAGCAAACAGCTAAAATTGCCAAGGTGATGGGTGAGTTTAAAGACAAGGGCTTACACAGTGGTAAAGGTGGTAAGGTTGTTACCAACCCCAAGCAAGCCATTGCCATTGCCTTGTCTGAAGCCAAAGTGAAGCCTAAGAAGAAATGACAATTACTAGCTACCCAGAATTGGTACGCATTGTTAGTGGTGGAAACACTGTAAGCTTTGGTGGTACTAACATAGATGCCTTTGGAAGACTTCGTGTAAGTCAGCCATATACATTGTTTGATAGTCAGAATAGATATGCCATTGATAATCAATTCAGTACTTCCACTTCTGGTTCTGGAGCTGCTACTCATCTTTCTAATGAGTCTTCTGTAAGTATGGCTGTGTCTACCACCTCAGGTGATGAAGTGGTTAGACAGACCTTTAGAGTGTTTCCTTACCAGCCCGGTAAAAGCTTGTTGTTATTGGCTACGTTCAAGATGGATACAGCCAAGACCAACTTAAGACAGAGGGTTGGTTATTTCAATACATCCAATGGTGTGTTCTTAGAACAGGGTGCTAATGGTATTACGTTTGTTTTAAGAACATCTACCAGTGGTAGTGTTAGCGATGCACGTTATGTAGCTAAGGCTAGTTGGAATGGTGATAAGCTAGATGGTACAGGTGCTAGTGGTGTAACATTAGATCTCACTAAGACACAACTCTTGTTCATAGATTTTGAGTGGCTTGGTGTTGGTAGTGTTAGATGTGGATTTGTTATTGATGGTCAATTTATTGTTGCCCATACATTTCACAATGCAAATATACAAACATCTGTATATATGACTACTGCCATTCTTCCTGTGCGTTATGAAATAACTAACACAGGAACTGTAGCTTCTTCCTCAGCAATGAAACAGATCTGTTCTTCTGTTATGTCTGAAGGTGGTTATGAAGCCACTTCTATTGAACATGTAGCAAGAATGGTATCTGCAACAACAGGAACATACTTAACAACAACATTTAAACCATTGGTGTCAATTAGAATGGCATCAACAGCTTTGGGTGCTGTAGTACTTCCTTACAATTTAAACTTCTTACCTACCACCTCAGACAATTATGAGTTGGCGTTATTCAAGAATACTACACTAACAACTCCAACATGGACTGCAGTTTCTTCAGATGCTAATGTGGAACAAGACTTAGCATCCACTTCTATGTCTGGAGGTACTCTTGTATATAGTGAATTCACTACAGGTAAATCAGGAAGAGTTCCTTTGGCTACTGGATCTGGTTATAACTGGGACTTGCAGCTAGGTACTTCTTTAACTGGTGTAAGTGATATTTATACATTAGCTGCTAGAACAGTAACTTCAACTGGTGGTGGTATTGGCGCTCTTTCTTTTTATGACTTAACACAATGACAACAAAGAATAGAACAGTAGGGGTTACGCTGACTACCAGCAATCAAGATGTCTACACAGTACCTCCAACATTCAAAGCTGATGTAGATAGCATCTTCATCACCAATGTAACCAGTAGTGCTGTCACCTTCTCACTAGACTGGTATGACTCTGCAGCATCTGCATACCACACCATTGCAGAGACAGTGAGACTTGAGCCTAACAGCTTGTTACAAATTACAAAAGCTTTCTACTTGTTGCAGGGCGACAAGATTCGAGGACTGTGTAGTGTCAACAATTCAGTAGAAGTTTCTGTTAAGGTGTCAGAACAATTTGCCCTTTCTAACTTATAAACATTATGGCTAAAAGAGAACTAAACGAACAACAGAAGAAATTCATTGAGGTGTTATTTGCTGAGGCTGGTGGTAATCCAGCTAAGGCAAGGCAGCTTGCTGGCTACAGCGAAGGCTATGCTACTAAGATGATTATGGACACTCTCAAGGAAGAAGTGATTGAAGCTACACAGCTTTACATTGCTATGAACGCTCCTCGTGCAGCTATGGCTGTTGTTAGTGGTATTGCAGATCCTACAGAGCTTGGCTTGAAAGAGAAGCTCAATGCTGCTAAGGATTTGTTAGACAGGGCTGGTCTGGTAAAAACAGAGAAGGTTCAGGTGGAGTCTCCATCTGGCATTATGATTTTGCCAGCCAAAGACAAGAGTGAGTGAGAGAGACTTAGGGGCTTGGATATTACCCCAACCTAGAGATAAGGAAACATATGTACCTATACCTAAGATTGGTAGAACTATACCTTTTGGTTACCGACAAGATGAAACAGATCCTGACCTCTTGCAGCCAATACCTGCAGAGCTTGAAGCGCTAGAGAAAGCTAAGAAACATCTAAAGCAATATCCTTCTAGGCAGGTAGCTGCTTGGTTGACTAAGGTGAGTGGCAGAGAAATTAGTCATGTTGGTCTTTTAAAGAGAATAAAGAGTGAGCGAAAACACGGATACAAATCCACTACTTACCGCAACCTTGCCCGAAGGCTCCAAAAAGCCCTTGAGCAAGCGCAAAGGTACGAGAAGAGGCTCGGCAAAGAAGACCAAACCGGATACTTCGAGTCAGAAAGCTACACCAAGCTTACCCAATATATCGATAGCAAGCTCGGAGGAGACACCACTACCAATAGCTGATGATAGAGAAGTGTTGTTTAAGCCCAATCCCGGGCCTCAAACATTCTTCTTAGCATCGTCAGAGAGGGAAGTGTTGTATGGTGGAGCTGCTGGTGGTGGTAAATCTTATGCTATGCTTGCAGATCCGCTTAGGTATATGGTGCATCCACAGTTTTCTGGGCTGCTTTTGCGTCACACGACAGAAGAACTTCGAGAACTTATCTGGAAAAGCCAAGAGCTTTATCCAAAGATTTACCCCGGCATCAAGTGGAGTGAGAGAAAGATGCAGTGGGAAGCTCCATCAGGGGCAAGACTATGGATGTCTTACCTTGATAGAGATGAAGATGTGTTGAGATATCAGGGTTTGGCGTTTAGCTGGATTGGTTTTGATGAGTTGACGCAGTGGCATACGCCATTTCCGTGGAACTATATGCGTTCTCGACTGCGTACAGCAGCTTCAGACCTACCAATCTTCATGAGAGCTACTACCAATCCGGGTGGTCCGGGTCATGCTTGGGTGAAGAAGATGTTTATTGACCCTTCTCCAGCGGGTAAAGCCTTCGATGCTACTGATATTGAGAGTGGAACCACCTTAGTCTATCCCAAAGGACACAGTAAAGAGGGCTTGCCACTGTTTAAGCGTAGGTTTATCCCTGCTATGTTGTCGGATAACCCCTATTTGATGCAGACAGGTGACTATGAGACTATGTTGTTGTCTCTTCCTGAGCATCAACGCAAGCAATTGTTAGAAGGAAACTGGGATATTGCTGAAGGTGCAGCATTCC